ACGTAGGAGCAACACGTGCAAGAAACAATTTATATAAATTAAAAGGTAAAACAAAAAAGAATGAATACAAACACTTTAGCTAGATTATACAATAAGTATAAACAGAACGGGATAGAGATATTACTCAACGGCGGTATAGCAGCGTCGGATAAAATTGATTTGGTTCTCGACTCCCATACAATCATCACCGAATCAATAACTGCTATAACAAAAGGAGAAACATGAGAATACTAACAAGCGATATACTAATAACAATAACATTAACATTTTTTATAATTAACATAATGGAGGTTCTAAAATGATAAAAATAATAGAGTTAGAAAAAAGAGAAGATAATTTTTTTGTTATCTACGAAAAAAATAATGAGACATTTACATTCAATGGTAATGCAGAAGAATGTTTAAATGAAATAACAGGAGAAAAATATGAGCAATAAAGATATGTTTGATAAATCATTTCCACAAGACAAACAAATTGGAGGATCACATTACAAAGACTTTCATATTCAACCATATGAATTTATTTCTAAGAATGACCTTTCTTTTTTTCAAGGAAACGTTATAAAATATGTATGTCGTTATATGAATAAAAATGGCATACAAGATTTAGAGAAAGTAATTCATTACTGTGAATTAGAAATTAAAAAACTGAAAGATACAAAAGGTAAAAAATAATGTTAATGCCAACTACAGAATGGATAGCACCTACAGAATTTCCTGATCTAAGAAAAGCAAATGAGATTGCAATTGACTTAGAAACCAGAGATCCTGATTTAAAGAAACTGGGTTCAGGTGCCATTATAGGTAATGGTGAAGTTATAGGTATAGCTGTTGCTGTAGATGGATATAAAAATTATTTTCCAATTGCACATGGTGAAGGTCCTAACATGGACAGAGATAAAGTATTAAGATGGTTTAAAGATGTTTGTGAATCACCTGCTACAAAAATATTTCACAATGCAATGTATGACGTATGTTGGATTAGAAATCTTGGTATAAAAATTAATGGTTTAATTATAGATACTATGATTGCAGCTAGTATTATAGACGAAAATAGATTTCAATACTCATTAAATTCTTTATCTTGGGTGTATTTAAATAAAGGTAAGAATGAATCTTTACTTACTAAAGCAGCTAAAGAAAGAGGACTAGATCCTAAAGCAGAAATGTGGAAACTACCTGCAAGTGAAGTAGGTGGATATGCAGAAGAAGATGCGGCCCTAACTCTAGAACTTTGGAATACATTTAAAAAAATTATTATTGAAGAAGATCTACAAGATATATTTAATCTTGAGACTGATCTTTTCCCTTGTTTAGTTGATATGCGCCACCTAGGTGTTCGGGTAGATATAGAGAAAGCTGATCAATTAAAAAAAGCAATGGCAATAAAAGAACAAAACTTATTACAGCAAATAAAAATAGAAACAGGAGTAGACACTCAGATATGGGCTGCAAGATCGATTGCAGAAGTTTTTGAAAAACTGAAGCTACCCTATAGCCGAACTGAAAAGACGGACTCTCCTTCATTTACTAAAAATTTTATTTCTACACATAGTCATCCTGTGGTTCGTATGATAGCAGAAGCTAGAAAAATAAACAAGGTCAGTACAACTTTTATAGATAGTATTTTAAACCACTCACATTTAGGTAGAATACACGCAGACATTAATCAAATTAGATCTGATGATGGGGGAACAGTTACAGGAAGATTTTCATATGCAAATCCTAATTTACAACAGATTCCGGCACGTGATCCGGATACAGGCCCATTAATAAGATCATTATTTATACCTGAAGAAGGTTGTAAGTGGGGTACATTTGATTATTCACAACAGGAACCGAGATTAGTTACACACTATGGAATAAGATTTGATTATGAATCAGCAGAAACAATTGCAGAAGCATATCATAATGATCCTAATACAGACTTTCATAAGTTAGTTGCTAAGTTAGCAAACATAGATAGAAAAGAAGCCAAGACTATTAACTTAGGTTTGTTTTATGGAATGGGTAAAGCAAAATTAATGAATGAATTAAGTGTGACTAAAGAAAAAGCTGATGAATTATTTTCTCAATATCACAACAATGTTCCATTTGTTAAACAATTAACAAATGGAGTTATGGCTGCTGCTCAACAAAGAGGTAAAATAAAAACTATACTTGGAAGACGTTGTAGATTTCCTAAGTATGAGCCAATACTAAGAGGTTCTGATTGGGGTACATTTGTTCCTGCTGAAGATCATGAAACTATGTTAGAACTAAAAGAAATGGGACCACATTTATTAGATGATGATAATAATGTTATCAAAGATAAGGATGGTAAGCCTAAAAAAAATTATTGGTATAAAAATGGGCATAGAAGAGCATTTACTTACAAAGCATTAAACAAATTAATTCAAGGTAGTGCAGCTGATATGACTAAAAAAGCTATGGTTGATTTGTATAAAGAAGGTTTGGTAGGTCACATACAAATACATGATGAATTAGATTTTTCAATTGAATCAGAAAGTCAAGCAAAAAAAATAAAAAACATTATGGAAAATGCAGTTGACTTGAAAGTACCAAATAAAGTAGACTACGAATCTGGTCCTAATTGGGGAGAAATAAAGTAATGTACTATGGCTTATTTAAATGCTAACATACCGCCGATTTATTGTAAAATAAGAAGGGAGTATCTCTATGATCTTAAAAAAAATAAAGGACAGTCTAGTGACTGTGTTATCTTTGGGCTTAGCTCTATTTCAGGTCGCGCAATCTTATTTCATTGCATGCTACCAAATGGTGCAGTCTTTTATAGACTACCTATTTCAGCCTTCTTTCAAAAAGAATTTGAAAGAAAAGACGTGCCTGATATGCGAGTGGATCAACTCGAACTGTGGAACTGCTTTAGTTATTATCCTAGTGTCCATTGTTTTGATTGGTTGGCTGGTATAGATGGTAAATTTTTAGGAAAAGATAAAAAATTCTATCCAGGTCAATACTTATTTACTGTTGACTGGGCACATCCAGAGACTAATATACTAAATACGGAACATTCTGAAATTCCGCAAGAGCACAAGTGTGCACACATAATAGCATTGAAAAATGGTAATTATGCAGCGCAGCCAAACAACAGAATCATTTGGCATGTGAATAGTTATACAACAGATAATGATTGGCCAGATTATAGTGTACAAAATACCTACTGGGACTGTGAAGGATCTGATTGGATAACAGAAGATTCTGATAAAATGTTTTATGATATTGAGGAGAAAAAATGAGTTTAAATTTATGTAAGGTATGTAACTTAGCAAAAAAAAATTGTGAATGTGTAGTAGAAACATTTAAAAAAATAAGTTGGTGGAGAAGAATATTTTTTTGGAATAGATAATGATTATGGAGTGTGTCAGGATGAACTATTATGCAACAGGATTATTAGTAATAATGCTGGTTACATTGGCTTTATGTGGAGGTCCACATGTCCAATAAACCATTAGATATCGGAGAAGAGGCAAGAGTGCAGATGCCTATGAAGACTGTAGCTAGCCTTATAATTTTAGTTGCAATGGGTGTGTTTGCATATACAGAGCTTACCGCAAGATTAGTATCGCTAGAGACATCACGTGAGTTGTTTGAAAATGATTTATTAAAAAAATCTGAACAAGTGCCCACGGACCAGGAGCAACATTTTTTATTAGAAGATCTTTATAAGACCGTAGAGAAATTACAGTCTACTCAAGAAATGAATATGACAAACAAAGTTAATATAGAATTTTTAAAAACACAATTAGATAAAGCATTAGAAGATGTTGAAGAACTAAAAGATAAGGTAAGAGCAAATGGAAACGGTCATCAGTAGCGTAGTAGCTCTTTGTATGTTTATAGGAGGAGTTCTTACAGAACATAGAATACAGCATTCAATTTCAGATTGTTTAAAAGGAAAAAGAGTTGCGGAACGTACAGCAAATGATAATATTCAATACAAATGCGGAAAAGTAAAAGTTGAACTCGAAGAAAATATCGACGGATCTAAAGCAATCAAAAAAATAATAGAATGATAAAAAATTGTAATAAATGTAAAAAAGAGTTTGAAGCTAAAGAACAATTAGATTTATTCTGTAGCCAAGAATGTAAAGAAGAAGCTCTAGCTGATCTTGACAATGACAGTGATGAGTGTTTAAGCTGTCAATAAATGAATCTTTCAAGAAATTTCTCTCTTCAGGAGCTTATCAAGTCTGATACTGCAATACGTAAAGGTATTAATAATAATCCTAACTCAGGTCAAATAGAAAAATTAAAATCACTTTGTGAAAATATTTTACAACCCGTCCGGGACCATTTCGGAAGAGTTAAAATAACTTCGGGATTCCGTTCAGAAGATTTGTGTCTTGCTATAGGATCGAGTCGGAACAGTCAGCATGCCAAAGCCGAGGCCGCAGACTTCGAATGTATTGGAGTCGATAATGCTGAGGTCGCTGATTGGATTAAAATGAATCTTGAAACAGATCAGCTCATTTTAGAATTCTACACACCAGGAGAACCCAATTCTGGATGGATACATTGCAGTTGGATACCTGAAGGAAGACGTGAGCAATATATGCATGCATATAAATCAGAAGGTAAAACAAAATACAAACCAATAATAGGAAAAGCGAAAGATATAATATGAGTATAATAGATAAGAAAACAATAAAATATTTTCAAAAAATAGATACAGTTCATGGTAGATGTGAAGAGTGTGAAGAAGATTCAATTTTAGTTGCAATTGTCACTGATTTTTATAGATGTACTAATTGTGGCCATGATACTAAACAACACATAAATGGACGTATTAGATATTTAAAATTAGATGAATCTGATAAGAAATGGATAAAAGATAATTATATTAAATAATGGCTAAGAAGTTTAAATCGTTTGAGACAAGAGATAAGCCTCGTAAACGTGGGCCTCGTCAACATAAGAAATCTTTAAATAAAAACGAGAAAAGACAGAAGCGTACTCGACGTTACAAGGGCCAGGGTAAAGGCTAAAGGGTTCAGGCCTCAGGCTTCTTTTCAATCTCTAATTTATCGCAGGAAAATTTAGGATATAATTCTAAGGATTCTATTTGATCAGCTTGAAATACCTTACCATCAAACAATATACTGTAAGACTCACCCAAACCTTTTTGTATACAACCATAGTGTGTTCTATAGAACCTATCATATTGGTGTTTTTCCATAGGAACTTGAGCACATTGTTGCGACACAACTGAACATATGTATACTGTTAAAAAAAATTTCATTGACTTGCTATTGAAATAGTTTATTATTATCCTATATTTGTTATTATAAATAAATTGAAAGAGGATACACAAATGACAGACATAAGTAAATATAAATCTGTTGCACTCTCACATTCGAGTTGTGACAAGTTAGATAAAATCAGGAAAATAATTGTTCCTGAAATTTCATTATCTAGAGCAAAAGCTTTAGATATAATTATTAACGAGAAAGTAAGGAAATTAAATGGCAAGCTCTCATCTAGTAAGTAAGACAGTTGAATTACATGAAAAAAAAGATCCAATTAAAAATCTTTGGAGAAATGTTTTAATTATAGGTATTGAAGATCTTTTAAAGAATAAAGAAAGGCAAGCAATGCGTGCAGCTAAATCTTTTTCTAAAGAAGAAATTTGGTTTTATAGTGATGATTTTAAATTAATTTGTGAATACGCAGATATAGAATCAGATATGGTTAAGAAAAGAACATTTGAAGCAATAGAAAGAATAAGAAAAAAATATGCTGAAAAAGATATGTCAAAGATGCATGGGAAATGGCTATATAAAAGTAAAACAATCGGTAGAAAATCCAGTGGATCAAATTATTCAATGTCCACTTTGTAATTCGGAAGGAGAAATAATGGATAAAAATACATTTGAATATACAAGACAAAAACATAGAATAAAAACAGAAAGACTTATGTTGGAGTCTGAATTAGTTAAACAATTAAATGGCGTCATTAAAAAATTAAATGATGAAGTTGATGTCTTAAATAAACAAAAAGAAATTTTAGAATCTAAATTAAAAAAGGAAGGAGTTAAAAATGAGGAGAGCAATGTTGGAAGCACTTGAGAAGAAGTACGAAGCTGATATAGCGCAAGCTGATGCTACTATATTAATATATTTAAATAGTTCTGTTGGTATTGGCGAGCACCCACAACATTTAGAAGAGATTGATAAACAATTATCTAAAATTGTTGAGGCAGAAGAAAAACAAAATGCACTACAGGCTTTTAAATTATAATGTATAAATGTTTTCATTGCGATAGTGAGCTTCGTTGGAACAATGATTTTGATACCGAAGAAGACTATGAATATTTAATAGTTAGTATGTATGAATGTATGAATGAAAATTGTAAGGCTTGGTATGAAATATATCATGGTTTAAAAGATAAGGAGAAAATAAACTAATGGCTGATCTATATAGAAAAATGTATGCGGAACGTTACAAACAAATAACTTTACCTAATGAAGCATCTAATAAACTAGAAACTTTATCAAAAAATTTTAACTATGGTAAAGAATTGAAAAGAGCTAAAACTATTGAAGCTATGGCATGGCAATACAATATAATTAAGAACACTGATAATGCTATTGTTTGGAGAAATAATAAATTTGAAGTAGTAGAAATTAAAAAATAAAAATGCCATACACAAAGAAAAATATTTATAAAAACGTAAGATACACATCTTACGATGAAAAAAATATACCTGAAAAAGATTGCACTTTTGTCTATAAGAGAATTAAAAAGGGAAGAATATATTACATAAAAGGTGTTGAGAACATGTGGCAAGTTTGCAGGACATGTTTTTCTCTTAAACATGAAAAAGATTTTCCCATTCATTCTGAAATAGATAAATATGCTAGAAGACAATTAAGAAATATATGTAGTGATTGTAATAATAAAAATAGAAAAATTTTACATAAATTAAATGCTGAACAAGGAAAGTCTCCAAAAAATTGTCAGTTATGTGGTGAAGAAAAAAAATTACAATTAGATCATTGTCATAAAACTAATCTATTTAGAGGTTGGTTATGTAATGATTGTAATACCGGAATAGGTAAATTAGGTGATGACATTACGTCATTAGAACGTGCTGTTAAATATTTGAAAGGTGAATTTAATGATAAAGACTAAAAATTTTGACTACCCAACATCTACTCGAGCCATGATTGATGGTAAAAGAGTTTATAGTATTAATGGTGAAGCGCTTCCATCAGTTACTACTATACTTCAAGCAACTGAGCCTCCTGAAAAGAAAGCAATACTTGAAGCTTGGAAAAAAAGAGTCGGAGCTGAGAACGCTGATAAGATAAGAGATACCGCAGCGGCTAGGGGTTCAATTTTACATAGAATCGTTGAAAACTATATAACTGATACAAAGCACCTGGATTTAACTGATATGGGTCAGCATGCTCATAAAATGGCCGATATTCTAATTGAGAGCGCCATAGACGAGCGTTTGAGTGAAGTGTGGGGGGTAGAACCATATTTAGCATATCAAGGCTTATTTGCCGGTCAAACGGACCTTATAGGCATACATGATGGTAAGATTACAGTATGTGACCATAAGAATGCTAATAAACCTAAAAAGAAAGAATGGCTCCATGATTCTTATAGAATACAACTTGCGGCATATGCTCTTGCTTTTGAAGATATGTTTGGTGAACACATTCCACGTGGTGTTAATTTCATTGTAACTAAGGATCTAAGATATCAGGAATTTAGTTGGGAGGAACAAGAGTTTAGAAAGGCTAAATATGATTGGCTAAAAAGAGTCGATCAATATTATAAATTAAAGGATAAAGAGACAGAAAATGGCGAAAATGTGGTTAAATAAAGGCATCTTGAAACAGGAATCAAGATTCAGGCATCCGGGTTCAGGGGTCATGTTCTTCCTAAGAAACTTTTTTTATACATTTGTAAAAAATATTTTTTTAAATTTACCTACCTGGAACATGGAACAAATAGGTCAACAATATAGTAACTCATTGAAATTACAGGATAAAATTGACCTAAAATGTTCTAGAGGCACTGGAACATGATGGA